TTACTCCCCGCCACCGAACAAATCCAGCATCGGCTGCTTGTGCTTCATCACTCGTTTATGTACTCGGTGAATCAGCTTGCGCAGCCCTCGCTCGGTAATGCCATATCGGGAACTCAGGTCGGCCCAGTTATTGCCTTTGAACTCATTGTAAATCTGCAGATCACGAACGGCCAGCTTATAAACGTAATCACGAGGAAACGTGAAATTCTGCCCACCGAAATGCTCTGCCAGGAAATTTGCCACCGCCAGCCCCAGATGCTCGGCTTGCTCAGTTGAACACCCATAGTCAGATGCTGTTTCGGCGACATGGTCAGCAACCTCAGATAACAGCTTATGGCGCTTTTCTTCCATTGGCGTAATCATGATCTGCCCCCCCCCGTTATTGCAATGCAGCTTGAGCCTTCAGCTCGCGTTTCTGCCACTTCTTCAACGTCTCGATAACGCGACTGGCCTGATCCGTTCCCAGCCATTCCAGCCGACCCACACCCGTTATGCGGTGAACATACGCATTAATCGCACGCTCCGAACTATCACGGACAAACCCCGCCTCAAACATCTCCAGCCACAATGACCGGATTTTTTTTGACTGCTCGTCGGTCGCCGTAACCTTTCCAGGCCTTTTAAATACCGGTCTGAACCCCAGACCATAAAACGCGTCCATCACAGATTCTAATTGCTTGAGGGTCATTTCTTTCGTTGAGCTTAAACCCGTATGGTTATCGAGCAGTTGACGGTACGTATCATCATCCAGTCGGAGGTCACGCTTAGCGACGTGAATCAATTTAACCAGACTATTGCGATCCATTTTTGGACTCCTCATCAGACTTGGTACATTCACAGGTGCCGCAGAATGCGTATGTCAAAGGATTAGGTGCATCTATAGGAGTTAATTGTTCCAATGGTATGCGTAGAGTATTACCTCTGGCGAACACCTCAGCCAATCCTGTGTTGATAGACAAGACCTTCCCCGTTCTTGAGGAAACTTTCACAGACATGCCTTTAGCAGAACATTTTGTCACTGAGAGTTGAAAGTTAACTTTATCACCAACGGAAATATCGAATTCATCTGGGCGAATGAACTTATTACAGACTTCGCAACGGTACTTATGGCTCATTAGAGACTCCGCTATTATAGGATTAACTCATTTAACATCCATGCTGTTGCCAGCCAAAACACAACGCAGAATAACGCCATAAATAGCCATGCATTCCTTCTTGAAACAGTCATGGTTTTACTCCTATACCTGTCAAAGAATCTCCCTGGCCATGAACAGCCTGGTGCAGTTGTGCCTGCTTGCCAGCCCTGTAACCGGCATCGGCAGCGTCATCACCGCCGCGACATTTTTTCGCAGCCCGAAGGGTGGACTCTTTAAATTCCATTTCTTCTTTAAGGCGGCTGTAATACGCAGCCATAAGTGTTTTCTCAGATGCAGCTACCTTGTAAATATCGATAACGGCATATGCACCATCAACCCAGCCCTCACAGAACTGATCCGCACGAGCGACTTTTGTGCTGGGTTTAATATTGCGCCGCATTTTTGCCGTAAATTCACGACGCGCCTTTACTAATTGGCGTGACAAAACATCAAATGCATATGCCGCGATTTCCGGCCTTTCATTAGGGCCGAAGAATACGACAGTCCGTTGGCCGCCCGAAAGAAAGTCACGCTTATATTGGTAATAGCAATCAACACCAAATGCGCGGCAAATCATGTTGGCCAGGCTATTCATATATGCCGGGATTTTCTGCGCCTGTGATGGTGCGCCTTTACTGCTGGCGCGACCAATCTCCATCAGGTCAATATCCGTCTCAGTGAGACTATGCTTGCGCATTAATGCCTGAGCCTGGCTCAGTGCATTAGCGGCTTCATTGCTGTTGGTACTGCGTCTGGCCAGGTTAAGCAGCTTCTTGATCTTCGCCAGATACTTTTCATTGTTGTGGGTCATAGTTAACTCCCAGGCGTTCTGCCAGCCGCATGAGTTTCTGCCGCTTGTGAAAATCGATGGCTGTATCGAGGCCGTTCAGACGAAATTGCTCGATCATGATCTCCACGTCGGCCATTTCGCTGGCCAGCTTCATTTCGTCGCTAAGGCCGTTCAGGTTGCGCGACACCTCAGTACTCAGTTCGCTGGCCTCCTCGGCCAGCTTCAGGAGTTGAGAGTCTGGGCCAAAGCGTTTCATGGCCATGCGGTACAACGTCGAACGGTTATTCGCTATAGACATATCCCCTCCGAATAATCATCGTGAGGTAATGGCAGGAGCTCGCTGGTGGGTAAAAACGCGTTGTAGGTCTGCCCGCAATGCGGACAGGCCAGGATAAGGTCCACACACCAAGTGCCGTCATGCCCCTGCGTAATGGTTGCCTGCTCGGAATCGAGCTCATCTACGTCTTCGCTACAGGTTTTGCATTGCAGGCTCATTGGGCGATCTCCTGTTCAAATGGCACTATGGCGAAATCCTCCAGGTTGCGATTAATAGTGATGCCCGGAATATCTTTTACTGCCGCCTGTTCGTTTAATATCGCGTCCTTATTAATTTCCTCCTTGGAACGTATAAACCGAGTCAGCTTGAGTCTTTTCAGGGCAGCAATAACTGCCTCGGCACCTCGTATCGTGCAGCTCGGCGGCCGGTTACGCCAAATCACCTCGCCGGTAGTCAAATTGACGGTCTTTGTTTTTCCGTCCTGGGTCAGTTCGGTGCGATTGGCCTCGCACCAGGTCTGGATACCTTGCTGCAGACCGCTTATCTCGGCCTTCAGTCGTTCAATCTCAGGCGAATGGTATTGCGTTACCGCTGCAATCTGGTCATTCATTTCCGTTTCGATACGGGTTAATTGACGCTGTAAATCACCGAGGGATTTAATACCGTCAATTACCTCAGTTTTCGTTTGCGCGGCGTACGGGACCGCCGCAGCTTTAAGCCGTTTTTTACCTTTTGCCATTTTTAACTGCCTTAATTAGTGATGGGTTTTGTCTTTGCTGGGAAAGTTAATAGCAGGTTTAAATCCTCTGTCGATTAACTCTTTCAGCGCCAGTTCCTGAAAAATTGGTTTTAACTCCTCCAGTAGTTTTAATTCTGTTTCGGTGGCGTCTTTAGTGTTGCCTGCTACCATCTTCAAGCCCATTGCCCCACTTGGCAGAATCGCTATGATGGTCTCTATTTTAATTGCCATGATTTACGCTCTTTCCTCCCATACGACTCGACACTTATCCAGCTGATACTGGAATTTTTGATAGCGCCCCTGTTCATCGGTGCCCGTTGAATATCGAACCGCTTTACCCAGGGCCACCATTCTGCGTGTGGTGGCGTTCGGATGAATGACCACCGTCGGTCGGCGGCCTTCTTCGATGTCAATACGTTTAACCGTAATTCCCTGGGCAGATAATGTGGTAACCGCTTTGCTTGTGGTGATAATGGCTATTTGAATTCCCTCGCTTTCCACCACCAACGATAATTTATGAGTAGTACGCATAATCCCTCCGACCTCATTAATTAATAGTTAAATGCCTTTAATTACGTCGGCATTAACCACCGGCACGCCGATTTGGGCGGCGAGGTTCATTGCCGCGATGGTTAAATTGCTGACGGCCAGCGGGTATAACAGGCTAACAACACCTTTGCGGCCGCCGATGTTATTGCTGAGCCTGGCGCGTATAGCGTCAGTGGCGCTGTCGTCCAGCACCTCTTTTACCGACTTACCTGCGCGGTCAAACTTAAACGTCAAAAACGCCTCCAACTGGGTATCCAGCGGCAGCAGCTCGACAACTTCACAGCGCTGTACCACCTCGCGGACCTCCTGATTGCGTTCTGACAGCTTCATCGCCAGTTCCGGCTGGCCGACCAGCACAATGGAGAGCAGTTTTTTAAACCCGTTCTCCAACTCAAAGAAGCGTTTGAGGTGCTTCAGCGTCGGCAGCGGCAGCGAGTGGGCCTCCTCAATCACCAGAACATGGCTGTAACCGGCGTTGCTGCTGTCTTTCAGCACGCGGTGGAGTTGGCGGAACCTGGCCTCCTGGCTGCGTTTGACGCCCTCCAGCGGCGCGATGGTATTGATGATCGCCTCGGCAATCGACGCCGCTTTCAGGGTCTTGCCCTTGTTGTCGTTGTCTTCCATCGCGATGATGTAGGGCTCAATCACAATCACCGGCGCGTTTTCACGGTTGATGCGTTCAATCAGGTCGCGGCGCAGCGTGGACTTGCCCGCACCGGACTCACCGACCACAGCCAGGAACCCGCCGTGGCGCGCCGTCTGGAACAATGCCTCACGGACGTAACGAATGTCCGGGGTCGTGAACACATCCTCAGAGCCCTGCAGGGCGTCGTCGGCGAACGGGTCGCGGAACAAACCGAAATGCTTTTTCGTTGCTGGATGTAATACCTGTTTTGCGAGTAACATATTGTCGTCTCCTTCCTTATTTGCCTGTTGCGAGACATTGGTGCAGGCGGTGTCCGCCGCCTGCACCTCTTCAAATGCGCCAGCTGTATCCAGCCCGCGCGCTGCTAAAAATTGGCTGATGCTTTCCCGCACCTCTTCAGTGCGGCGTTTTGGCCAGATGCCGTGGTTCACTATCTGCGAAATGGTCGGTTGAGAGACCTGGGCAGCGTCAGCAACCATCTGCTGATCAATACCGTGCTTTTGCATCATCGCCTTCAGTACCAACATGTTTTGCCTCCTATTGGCCGTTAACGACGCTCAGCGTCACGGTGTGCTTGCCAGCCAGGTCACCGGCAATCATGTCAATATCGTCCGCCGGAACGCCGTCCGGGAAACGCTGAACCAACTGGTTATAGTGCTGTGCCTGCCACTCCCGGCCCTGCGCCGTGAATATCTCCCGCAGCGCTTTCGCTGCCTCAACGTGCGTCAGCGGACGCTGTTCTATACGTGGGCCGCGCACATCCGACTCCTGGCCGCGTTTCGGCAGGTAGGACGGCAGCTCGGTGTCGTCAATCGTGCGATACGGGTCAAACCGCCCACCAAACGGCAGTGCTTTGGCTTTACGCGCCGCCGCTGCGGCGTCGGCAGAGTCGGTGCCGGTGACAATCTGCTCAATATCCTGATTGACCTGCTGGGTGACGGTATCCGCCGGTTTGCGGTAGCTCTCGCCGATAATCGCGGCGTTGGTTGCAAACCCAAACTCGTTCTCCGGTACTTCATCCACCAGGTGGTAAAACTCGTGTCCGTCTTCACCAACCAACACAATTTGCGCGGCGTCGGTACGCCACGGATTGCGTGTCACCATCAACGACTCGCCAATCATCACGCCAGGTACACTTGAGACGTCGTACTGGCGGCTCTGGAACGATATTTCCAGTGTCGGCTGGACCTTGCGTGACACAGGCGCAGTGACCGCCAATTCCCGGCACACCTCAACCGAGGGGGCTTTAATCAGCTGTTCGGCAGTGATACGCAACCAGATATCGTTGCGGCAGAACCCGTGACGGCTATGGATTGCCGTAGCGTTGAAATGGCTGCGCCACTTCTTCGCCATCGCGTTCAGCTCGTCCAGGCTGTTGACCGTGACGAATTTCAGGCCCGGTTCGAACTTGCGTTCGATAATGTCGCGGGCTTTCTCGACCTGGCCGGTTGCGCGGGCATTCCCCGCCTTGTGGGCGATCATCTGGATGCTCAGTGCCCGGCACAGGTTCTTTGTCATGGCGGCGGTGTTGGCTGAGCCGGGGTCCATGAACAGAATTTTCGGCACCCCATGCAACACATCAGCGCCGCCGCGCTCTTGCATGGCGTTAATCAGCACCGAGCACAGGTTCTCGCCGGATTCGGCACCGAGGACGTATTCGACGTAGATCCAGCCGCTGGTGTGATCTGTGATTTCATAGCTCCAGACGCGGTCGTGGGCGATACGCGCCAGGTTCTTTGGCTTGTTCTTGTAGAACTCAGCGCTGTCCATCACCTGCAGGCCGGTGGTTTTCTTGCCGTTCTGCAGGTAGTAGAGGGTGCAGAGTGAGGCATCAACCAGCCAAACGTGGTTAGGATGCAGGCTGGCCAGCCTGGTGCTGGGCTCCGGTGCCATCAGCTGGTCAGGATGCACACCGTAGGCCCGCATGGCGCGAATAATGGCGCTTTCTGATAATGGACGAACCTCGCCCGTACTTTCGTCAACCACCTCAGCCGTAATCATGCCGTTGGCGCGCAGTTCGGTTACAGCATCAGCGACGGCGTAGAGGCGCTTGCCGTTCTTACGGGTGGATTCAGTTAGCAGTGCGGAGATCATCATGGCATCCTCGCGCGTCAGCGCACTGGTGCCCGCATCCGTGCGGCGTTTGCGTGTGTCTGTCATCGCGACCTCCTTGATTTTTCGTAACAGCGTTGCGCGGGACATACCCAGCTCAACGCAGGCCTTTTCATAGATAGCGCCGCGCTCACCGTGCCCGGCATTGCGGGCAGCCTGCGCTATCGCAACCAGTCGTTCGGTCAGGGCTGCGCTCATATCACTGTTCCTGCTGATGAATTTGCTGAACTTTTTCTTCCAGGAGGCGTTTCATTTCCTCAAAAAACGGTACTGCATCTCTGCCATGAACGGATATTTCGCCAAAATAGGTTTTGATGGTGAAGCCGCACAACATGTCAGGTACCTGGTGCTTTAGGGCGTGATTCAGAGATTCGACGCTATCGACGATAGAGGTGTTAGGCATTTTCATTCTCCTCGTTATCCAGACCGTTCCTCACCCAGTCCGGGCGCGGGTCAAAAGGCTGGTGCTCCGGCAGGTTGAACTGCTGGCGCAGCGCAGTCAGCCGGTTTTCAATGTCATCCAATAACCCCGACATCAGCCCCGCGTGAACAATGCCTGTGCGTTCGGTATGCTCGTTCAACGTGGTAAACCCGTTCTCCAGGTTGACGAGGTCGGCGGTAACCGCATGGACCAGCACATTCACCTCTTGAACAATTTGCGTCCCTTCGGCCTCTGGCGTTTCACGTTTGACGCGGTGCAGCAGCTTCTCTTCCAGCTTGGACTTGTCCTCTCTGACCTTGCCCAATTCCTCTTTTTTCTCAGCCAGGGTCTGGCGGCTGATCTCCAGGTCGATGGTCAGTTCTTCCTTTTCCTTGGTGTGCTTGGCGATCATTTCCTCGGCCAGCTCCAGCAGCGCCGTTTTGTCTCCTTCTTTGGCTACTTCGATCAGCGCGCTTTTTTGGTCTTCCGGCAGGCGGCGGAACTGGCGCAGCTCGCGGTAGCCGATACCCATGCGGGACATAGACTCGAGGGCTTCTTCACCGAAGGCACGGAGATTGGCTATATCTTGATTAGCTTTCTCATCAGAGACTCCTAGAAGGTTACAGAACTCAGCCCAAGTTCCCTGCAACTCCAAACCGTTTGGAGTTTTCTTTCCCTTAAGTGATTGATAAAGTTTATTTTCCTTTACAAATGCTAACTTTGAACTCCAAACCGTTTGGGAAAATTTGCCAAAGGCTTCAGCCATTTGGGCCTGGCCAAGTAACTGATTTAGCAGATCGCGTTCGTCATGCATTTGATCGCTGACGGCTGCCATTAAGTTCTGAGTTGCTTCTAGATCAGGGTTCAACTGCAAATCTGGCACCAGATCGGTGGATGGCAATTTTTGACGGGCCATTGTTAATTCCTTATCGAGATCCAGCGGTTATACGTTGGGTGATTTCATTCATACGAGACTGCATGCGTGCTATGTGATCAGCATGCGCAGTAGCGATTTGCAGCATTTGGACGCTATGCGCGTAGCGGCCGTTGTCGAGTTGAATTGCGAGGCCGACGTCCACCAGAGTGGCCAGATCTCGGCTGATATTGGCCGGTGAGACGTTCAACGCTTTGGCCAGCTCGCCGTTTGACAGACCTGTCATAGTGTGGCCTTTGAGGGCAATCAGCACACGCAGCGTGCGTGTTGCTGATGATGAGGTGCCGGGTTTCTTGCTCATGCTTTACTCCACATTTCCAAGGATGCCAGGGGTGACTTCCCCGCCAATTGCGACAGACAGGTCTCGCAAAATCTTGTACGTCAGCCTGCCCCGCGGTAGCTCTTTTTTACCGGCCCAACGGCTCACCGCCTGAGTGACAGTGCGCGGCTCGTAACCCGCACCAAGCGCGAACTGGCGAAAGTTACTCCCACGCTCAATCAGACGAGCCTGAATCTGTCGTTTGTTCATAGCTTGGTTGTTCCTATTGGGTTATTGTGTAAACATTACGAATAAGCGTACTTATTCAGAACAAATAAATCAAGTGGGTTTTATGCAATATGAATAAAAACGGTGTGGACGCGGTCTTGGCGCGCTTAATGGAACTACTTGGAGCTGGTAACGATAGCGAGCTAGCCCGAATGTTAGATGTAAATCGACAAACGCTTGCGAGCTGGAGAAAGCGCGACTCTATACCTTATTCAATTTGCATAACCCTGTCTGAAGAGCGGGGATATTCGCTAGATTGGCTACTTACAGGGCGTGGGCAAGCTATGATTGATACGCAAGCACCAGCGAATGCAGATGTGATCTTTTCTCGTTCTGACCTGACATTGTTGGAGCTGATGAACCAGTTAGATCCAGAAGTGAGGAAAGATTTAATGCGAAGCGCTGAGGAAAAACAGCGAATGATCGAACTTGAAAAAAAAGTAAACGAGCTTTCTTCCGAACTTCAGAAGAAAAAAAATGCAGGCTAATCTGTTCCCATTGGGAACTGTTTATTCATTTCTGTTTGATATTAGATGGGATAGCCATGAACAACTCGAAACTGAAATATGTAAAATTGTTTCTCATATGTATTGGCTTGACTGGTATTTCTACTTCACATGCAGACGAACAGTCGTTACGAACTGAATCTCGTGAGCATATGAAAAAGTTGCTGTTAAGTACCCTCAAGGACCCATACTCGGCAGACATTAAAGTGGTGAAAGAATCCCCGGCTACCGGGGAAGTCAAGATGCTATGCGGCTTAGTGAATGCAAAAAATGGGTATGGAGGATATAACGGGTTTGAGAAGTTTTATATCCGAGATAATGAAGTAACCTATGTTGCAAAAGATGGGGCTTTTGAATTCATTACTAATTTGGCTTGGGACGTTTGTGAATATGCTGTTCAGAAATAACGGCGCATTTAGCGCCGTTCTATCACCAATTCCTAATAACGAGCTCTTTCTGCCGCGAAGTCGATCTGCCTCCTCCCTGCAGAGTGTAATGAATGCTGACGCTCTCCATATGAAGTCCCGCAAAAACTTCTCGCATTTCAGGGATGTCGTTCACGGAGATGAGCATTTTGCCCGCCATCGACCTGGCCAACTCAGCCATCACCACGTAGTTCTCGAACCCAAAATCGACGCCATAGCCCTCGGTCTGCCAGTACGGTGGGTCGCAGTAGAACAGCGTATGCGGTCGGTCATAGCGTTGGATACATTTGGCCCAGTCCATGTGCTCAATACAGGTACGCGCCAGCCGCATATGGGCCTGTGACAAATCCTCCTCAATCCGCAACAGGTTGAAACGCGGCGGTGACGTTGTTGCCGTGCCGAAGGTTTGCCCCTCGATTTTGCCGCCGAACGCCTGCTTCTGCAGGTAGTAGAACCGTGCAGCGCGCTGAATATCAGTAAGCGTTACCTCTGGCGTGATCTGCAACCACTCGAACATCTGCCTGCTCACCAACGCCCACTTGAACTGCTGAATGAACGCTTCCAGGTGATGCTGAATCACCCGATACAGATTCACCAGTTCGCCGTTGATGTCGTTGATCACCTCGGCCTTACTGGGTGGCTTCATAAAATACAGTGCTGCTGCGCCGCAGAACGGCTCAACGTAACAGGTATGATCGGGAAACTGAGGCAGGATTTTTTTTGCCAGGCGGCGCTTGCCACCCACCCAAGGTATGATCGGGGTCGATTTCATAAACTGTAAGCCTTTTTCATATGATGAAAATGCAGTAGGCTTAATCTGTCTCGCGAGACGGACTGAGCCCTGGGTCGACTCACAGGTATACGCTGTGGTGTTGATGGCCTGCCGGGTGTTCCACCACCCGACAGGCCGCTCTTTCTTCGTTCAGGGATATTTTGATCAATCGACAATAGCGATGTCATTTGCCCAAGGGCAGAATAAATAGGTGAGCCATATGGATATCAGTGCATTAGTCAGCAGCATTTCCGCTATTGGTGAATTGGGAAAGCTTCTTATCAATGAGCGCGACCGCCAAAAAGCGGCGACCATCCAAATCGATCTCTCGAATAAAATCATTGAGAGTCAGACCCAACTCTTGCAACTGCTGGGCACCGTCGTCGAGCAACAACGGCTTATCCCTGTCCTTGAGCAACGCATACGCGAATTGGAAGCTGACCATACTGAAAAAGCTCGTTATCAACTTTCCAAACTGGGCAGTTGCCGGGAGTTCTTCGTGTATTCGTTGCGTCCCCAAGCCGAACCGTTGGAGGGCGTCAGTGAGGTCGAGCACTTCCTGTGTCAGCCGTGCTTCGATGCTGGCAATAAGGTGCTCTTGACTGGTAACGGCGAGGGGTACTGGTTCTGTCCGGTCTGTAAGCATGGTGCTCAAGTTGAGCCCGATAGCTCCCCTTCCTTCCAGAGTATTGGTCGACGTACTCTCATGGGCCGTAACGGCGGTTTGTGAAACAACTTTTTCTGCTTTATTCTGCTGCATGTTATTACCTCTCGATGGGCACCGCGTTTAATAAATCTCTGTGCCCATTTTGAGCTACTCTCCCTAATGGTTAATCTGCCCGAGGGCAAACTACTCTCTGTAGCCTCCCGTTGCATAATTACTTCCTGTTGTCTACTGCCCTCGGGCAGATTAATTTCATATCAGGAAGCCTTCTATGTCGCTAATGCACAAAGTCCGTCACCAGCGCCTGCGCAACTGGATCATCCTCGCCATCGTTCTGCTGCTCGCTATCGCTATCGTTTCGCCGATGCAGCTGGGTGTCACGCTGTACAAACTGTCGCTGGTCTCTATCGCCGCCATCCTCGGTTATCACCTCGACCGCGCGCTATTCCCGTATGCCAGTCCCGGCAGCTACCTGATCGACGACTGGAAAAATACCCTGGGTAAACCGCCGGTCCCATCAGGACGCAACGAACCGGAGTTCCCTGTCGCGACCGGCTACGAACTGGTGTTCGCTGCCGTGCTGCTGCGCCGAGCGCTGATTGTTTCCGCCATCTGTATCGGCGTCACGATGGGGTTATAAGCATGAGATGCCTGTTATCCAGCCTGTTTCTGCTGCTCAGTGCCTGCCACCCGGTAGCCGCTGCCATCCCTGAAGATGCCCGGCAATATCAGCGCGAACTGACTCGCAACGCTCGCGTGGTCTGGGGTCTGGATGCGCCGGTGGCGACGTTCGCCGGTCAAATCCATCAGGAGTCGACTTGGCGCACCACGGCAAAATCGCCCGTTGGGGCGCTCGGGTTGGCGCAGTTTATGCCTGCGACGGCTGGCTGGATTGCGGGCATCTACCCCAAAACCCTTGGTGATAACCAGCCGCTGAATCCGTCCTGGGCGATGCGGGCGCTGGTGACCTATGACCGGTGGCACTATGACCGTATCGCTGCAGCGACCGAATGTGACCGCTGGGCCTATGTGCTCTCGGCCTACAACGGTGGGCTGGGCTGGGTACAACGCGACCGTAAGCTAGCCATCGCGCGCGGCCTCGACGCAGGCCGATATTGGAACGTGGTCGAGAGCGTGAACGCCGGACGCTCTGCCGCCAATTTCCACGAGAACCGGGGCTACCCGACTCGCATCATTTACGCGTGGCAACCGCTCTATGAGCGGGCTGGCTGGGGTTCGGGGGTCTGCCATGAGTGACTGGCTGAAATTCATTGCTCGCTATGCCGTCTGGGGCGTGATCGTTTGGGGGGGATTCGAGGCTGGCCACAAGCAAGGGATGGCAGATGCGCGCCTGGAATGTTCCCGAGGCCAGACTCAGCAAGCCGCCGACGCCCTCAACCAGTTCATTGCCGGTACTAAAGCGCTGACAGCCCAGGCCAATGCCGCCAGCCAGCAGTTGGCGCAGCAGATCGCCGACCGCGCGGCTGCCGATGACCAATCTACTCGGGAGATCCGCGATGCCCTCAAAAAAACCGCTGACCGTCGCGTTAATTGCGAGTTTGACGCTGACGTCATGCAGCAACTCGCCGCCGCCCAGCAGCGTGCTGCTACCGCCACAACCAGCGGTATTGCCAGCAGAATTGGCGGTACGGTGCCCGCCACCGGTGCTGCCGAACGATAACAGCGCCGACGCCGCCGTTGTCGCGCTGAAAACGGTTTACGACCAGTACGGCCTGTGCGCCGGACGTCTGGCAAACATCATTCAATGTATTCAAGGGGGTAGTTGTGGCAATTGATGAACTGCGTTTTGACTGGGCATTTCTGCAATGGGCAGTGATGGCCGTCGTCGGCGTATATACCTGGCTGATTGGCCGTCAATCGGCCAGCCAGAAAGAGCTGCTGGAGTTGCGCACCCGTATCACCACGCTGGAAGCGCAGGTGAAACAGGTACCGACCCAGTCGCAGATCACCGAACTCATCAGCAAGCTGAGCCGCGCTGAGGCGCAGATGCATGGGATGCAGGAGCAGATGGCCGCGACCTATCGTCGTACCGAGAACATCGAAGCCTATCTGTTGCAGAAGAAATAACGGAGGACACCATGAGTTTTGCCGACTTCCTGCGCGAAGACCAGCGCCTGGTCATGTTGCGCTTTCTGGCCGAGATGCCGAGCTACAGCTCCAACAGTTCGGTGATTTACCAGGCGTTGACGCGCTATGGCCATGCTCCGAGCCGTGACCAGGTCAAGACCGAGTTACGTTGGCTCGAGGAGCAAGGGTTGGTGCGTATCGACGATATCGAGACCGTGCTGGTCGCACGCCTCACCGAGCGCGGTGCCGATGTCGCTGCCGGTCGCGCCATTGTCCACGGTGTCAAACGCCCTGGCGCGGGAGGCTGAGATGGGCCGTAAATCGACCATTCACAAGTTGCCGACCGACGTTCGGGCGCATATCGAACGCCGCTTGCGTGAAGACCAGCTGACGCTGGATGAGCTGCTGGAGGATATTCGCCAGCACTTCCCTGATACGGATGAAACCCCGAGCCGCAGCGCGCTGGGCCGCTATAAACAATCGTTCGGCGAGATGGTCAGCCGTATGCGCGAGCAGGACCAGATGGCACGCCTGCTGGTGAGTGAACTGGGCGAGAACCCGGACGAACGCGCCGGGGCGTTGATGGTTCAGGCAGTCACCACGCTCACCACCCATGCGGCTTTTACAGCACAACAGGCCGAAGACCCGGATATTGACACCGTGCGTCACCTGGCACGCGCGGCTAAAGATGTTCTGCAGTCCCGTAAGGCCAGCCTCGACGAGCGTCGAGAAATTGAGCGCACCGCGCGCGAGCGTCTGTTGAAAGAGCAGGAAGAGAACCTGCAGGAAACCGCCCGCGCTCAGGGATTGAGCGAAGACCAGGTGCAGTTCTGGCGTGAGCGCGTATTGGGGATCAAGTGATGAAACCATTAGCCTCCACGGTCCGTACCGTTGAATGGGACGAGTTACCCGCCCGCGCCCGTGACATCCCGTTTGCCTTCAACCCGTTCGAAGACGGTGTTTTGATGGCGCACCAGGCTGAATGCCTGAGTTATGACGTGTCCATTTTGGCTATCCCGAAAGGCCGTCGAACCGGCATCACGTTCGCCTGGGGACTCAACTCCACGCTGATTGCCGGTGCGCAGAAAGCGGCTGGCGGCGATAACGTCTACTACATCGGCGACACCAAAGAGAAAGGCCTGGAGTTTATCGGCTACGTGGCCAAATTCGCCCGCGTGATTGCCGCACAGCAAGCACAAGAGGTATCGGCGATCGAGGAGTTCTTGTTCGAGGACCAGGATGACAAGGGCAACACCCGCATGATAACGGCCTACCGCGTGCGGTTCGCCAGCGGTTTCCAGGTAGCCGCGCTGTCCTCACGCCCGGCCAACATCCGAGGCCTGCAGGGTGTGGTCGTCATCGATGAGGCGGCTTTCCACCAGGACGTTCAGGGCGTGCTGGATGCTGCAACTGCGTTGCTGATCTGGGGGGGACGTATCGTCATCATCAGTTCACATAACGGCAAAAATAACCCGTTCAATCAGTTCTGTACCGACATTGAGGCCGGGCGCTATGGCAGTGATGCGGCGGTGTTTACCGTCACGTTCGATGATGCCGTAGCCAACGGCCTCTACGAGCGTGTCTGTGCGATGAAGGGTGAGACCGCCACGATTGAGGGGAAGAAGGCGTGGTACAGCCGTATACGCAACGCCTATGGCCCGCGCAAAGCGGCGATGCGCGAGGAGCTCGATGCCATCCCGCGCGACGGAAACGGCGTATGTATTCCCGGCGTCTGGATCGAACGAGCAATGCCCGACGAGCGGCCGGTGCTGCGCCTGGCGCTGGATGACGACTTTATCAACAAGACCGAGGTTGAGCGCGAATCATGGGGTAATGCCTGGATTGAAGAGTATCTGCAGCCGGTCATGGCCGAGTGCCTGAACCCGCAGCTGCGGCATGTGTTCGGTATGGACTTTGCCCGCCACCGCCACTTCTCAGTGATCTGGCCGGTTGAAATCACCGAGCAGCTGCGCCGCGTCGTACCGTTCGCCATCGAGCTGAACAATGTCCCATCTGGCCTGCAGCAGCAAATCCTGTTCTGGTTCATCAAAAATCTGCCGCGTCAGTCTGGCGGCGCAATGGATGCCACCGGCCCAGGAATGGTGCTGGCCGAGTACACCGCAGACCATTTCGGCCGCCCGCGTATCGCCGAAATCACGCTGAACCGCAAATGGTACGGGGTATGGATGCCCAAGTTCACCGAGCTGTTCGAGGACAACATGATCGAGCTGCCGCGCGACGAAAACATCGCCCAGGATTTGCGGACGGTAGAGACCGTCGACGGCATTCAGATGGTGACTTCGCTGGAACGCAAAGACCTGAAAGACCCGGAACTGGTGCGCCACGGCGACTCGGCGATTGCCGGTTGCCTGGGCAACTATGCTGCGCTCAACCTGGCGGCAGAGATTGCATTTGAATCTACCGGCGCACGACCGGTTTATCAGGTGCTGTCGGGCTATGGCTCTACAGGAGGCGGCGAGTTGACGGATATTGGCTTCGGTACGGTGCGCGGATTGAATGACTTTGGAGGGTTTATATGAGCATTTTGGGGAAGATTAAGGGGGCGCTAGGCAGTAAACCAACCAAGCCGAATCTGGGCCAGGAGATTGCGTCCACCGGCGACGGCCGCGACATAACGCGCCCCTGGGTAGGCTCGCTGGCGTTGGCCGACGACAGCGTACTACAAAGTCGTGGTGCGCCGGACCTCAAGATTTATCGCGAGGTGCTGAGCGACGAGGAGGTAAAATCCGCGTTCACCCAGCGCCAGGATGCGTTGATCTCCCGTGAGATCAAGGTCGAATCCGGTGGCGAAAGGCCGGTTGATATCGAAGCCGCCGACGCAATGCGCCTGCAAATTGAGAGCCTGGGCTTTGACCGCATCACCCGCCTGATGCACTACGGTGTGTTTTACGGCTATGCGGTTGCCGAACTGATTTACGGCGTGCGCGACGACCTGTTGTGGGTCGACGAGATTAAGGTCCGCGATCGTCGGCGCTTTCGCTTCAGCCCGAAAGGCGAGCTGCGATTGCTGACACCGCAGAATATGACCGTCGGTGAAGCATGCCCGGCACCGTACTTCTGGTCGTTCGCGACCGGCGCAGACCATGACGACGAGCCCTACGGTATGGGCCTGGCACACTGGCTCTATTGGCCAACGTTCTTCAAACGTAACGACATTAAGTTCTGGCTGATCTTCCTGGATAAGTTCGGTATGCCGACCGTCGCGGGCAAGCACCCGGAGGGCGCAACACCGGAGCAAAAACGTAACCTGTTGGCGCTGACGCGTGCCATCTCGACTGACAGCGGTGTCATCATGCCGGAGGGGATGGCGATAGAAATGCTGGGCGCGTCGCGCTCGGGCGCTGCCGATTACCAGGCAATGTATAACGCCATGAATGAGGCCATCCGGCGGGTAGTGGTCGGGCAGATTTCCAGCTCTGGCGGTGCGTCAAAAGGCATCGGCGGCGACGAGTCTCTGCAGGATAAAATCCTCACGTCGATTGCAAAATCCGATGCGGATGTGATCTGCGAGTCGTGGAACCGTGGGCCGGGCAAATGGCTGACCGAGTTCAATTTCCCCGGTGCTGCCGTACCGGTGGTCTCCCGCGTGTTTGATGATCCGGAAGACCTGGCAGCGCGCGCACAGCGTGACAAGTCCATCAGTGAAACCACCGGATTCCGTCCAACACTGGCCAGCACCCAGGAAACCTATGGCGGTGAGTGGGAGCCGAAACCGGCCGTTGCCCCGGCGGCACCGGCGGCCAGGCCATCCAGTGCCGAATTTGCCGAACATTCGCATGGCCCGGACGCTCCGGCCGCAATGGCCGAACGGCTTAATCGTGAGTTAACCCCGGTGACCGACACCTGGATGGCGCAGCTGCAGCAACTGGTTGATGATGCCGAGTCACTCGAGTCCCTGCGCGATGGCCTGGATAAACTGCTGCCGGACATGGACCTGGAACAGTACGCCGAGGTGATGGCACAGGCGATGTCTGTCGCCGCGCTGGCGGGACGCTATGAACTGCTGGAGGAAATGAATGGCCGGTAATATTGCCTACGGCTCGCTGCCGTTCCGCGAGCAGCTCGCCTTTTTCCAACGCAAGCTCAATACCAAAACCGATGCCTGGACGGATGTTTACGGTGACGAGCATGACAACGAGTTTATGGTGGCCGGTGCCAACCGCGACGATCTGCTGGCGGACTTTCGCCAGGCGATTGAACGCGCCATCGTCGAGGGGCGCACGCTGGCCGACTTCCGTAAGGACTTTGCCAGCATCGTCGCGCGTTACGGCTGGAGCTATAACGGCGGTTTTGAATGGCGCTCCCGCGTCATTTACGAAACCAATCTCCGGTCATCGTATATGGCCGGTCGCTATCAGCAACTGATGGCCATGCGAGATTCTCACCCCTACTGGGAGTATGTCCATAGCGACGCCGTCGAGGAACCGCGCGAGGAGCACCTCGCATGGAACGGGATGGTGCTGCGCTGGGATGACCCGTGGTGGGTGACCCATTTCCCGATCAACGCCTGGGGGTGTCAGTGCGGCGTGATTGCCCGCACGGAAGATGACCTGAAGAGAATGGGCAAAGACGGGCCGGACACTGCACCGCCGGTGCGGTTTGTCGAACGGACTATTGGGCAGCGCAACCCTGGCGGTCCCCGCACGGTCTTTGTGCCCGAGGGCATTGACCCCGGTTTTGAGCATACCCCCGGACGCAGTAAATTTTTCAGCCAGGTACCGCCCCCGCGAGGGGGTGAACCGGCGGCACCGGAGCCGCCGGATGCAACAACGGCCAGCGCTGAGATACCGTTGGCAGCGCCTCAACCCGCGCCAGCAGAGCCCTGGCGTGGGAATGCCATTGAGAATTTCCTGCAGGCGTTTGGCGCAAGATCCAATACACCAGCGGCGTTTCGTGATGCCGCGGGTCAACGCATTGCGATCGGGCCTGAGATGTTCGCCGCCCGCGATGGCGAAGGTCAGATGGCTGAACCTGCAGAGCGTCTGCAACTGCTCGCGCAGGCTATCCTGGCACCTGATGAGATATGGGCGCAGGTGGTCTGGCTACAGGCACTGCAGCGCGCGGTTGTACGCCGCCGCTATCTGGCACGCTTTACCCGAACTGGCCAGGCTGAGCCGGTGGTTGTGGTATTCGAAACCGGTACCGATGGCTGGGCCGCCAGCACCGAATTGACGGGAGAGGCCCTGCAGGCATTTCGCCAGGGCGTGCGCTTGTACTCGCGAGGAGATGAATGATGGCCGGAGCCACGCTGACATTCGACTATCAGGATGCGCTCAATACGCTACTGCGTACCCAGGCGGCGCTGGCAGACCCTGCGCCTTTGCTGGCGGACATGGGCGAGAAACTGCTGGAGTTTCACCAGCAACGCTTCCGCGCGCAGGAGTCGCCCGACGGCACTCCGTGGCAGTCCCTGTCTGCCCGCTATCAAAAGCGCAAGCGCCGCAATCAAGACAAGGTGCTGACGCTGGATGGGCATTTGCGTAACACGCTGCGCTGGCAGATCAACGCCAATGAATTACTGTTCGGTACCGACCGCATCTATGGTGCCGTTCACCAGTTCGGTGCGACGATCGAGATAGCAGCTCGCAGCCAACAGGCCTATTACCGGCAGAAGAAAAACGGCGAGATCGACAACCGCTTTGTCCGCAGGTCGAAATCCAACTTCGCGCAGTGGCATACCATTCCGGCCCACCAGGTGACGATACCGGCGCGCCCCTGGCTGGGGGTGTCTGCCGAACAAGGCGCACGCCTGGTCGAACTGGCCCGGAATTACCTACAGCGGTCGCTAAAACCGTGACCGCCGTAAACGCGCTGTAACGGCCTCTGCGCTGTTATCCGGCATGATAGTCCCAATTCGGTTGCCGAGCCGTATTATAATACGTTCTAATACGGCTATCGGCGCAGTTCCTCTCCCGCTCGAACCCCTAATAGTCATTTCCAGCTCATAATTATCTGTCCGAGGGCAGATTACCCCCGCGCGCCATTCCCCGAAAATCACTCCGTAACGTTCTTTCCCGTCTACGGATGATAACGATGACCACCAAAACCTCGACCGCCACACTCGCTGTATTTGCACCGGGCACCCATACCGCGATGGATGGGCGCACGATGACGTTCACCGTCGAGGATTGCCTCGACATGGCCAGCAGCTATGACCCGGACCTGTCCGAATCCCCATTTGTTATTGGGCACCCGAAACTGACTGCCCCCTCCTACGGGTGGGCCAAACGGTTTGAGTTTCGTGACGGATTTCTATACGTCGAACCCCATCAGGTTAATCCTGAATTCGCGGAGGCGTTCAACGCGGGCAGCTACAAAAAACGTTCGCTCTCCGTCTACCAACCGAACTCGCCAGGCAACCCGAAACCCGGTCACTTCTATCCGCGCCACGTGGGTTTCCTGGGTGCCGTTCCACCGGGCGTAAAAGGCTTGCCGGATGCCGAGTTCACAGAGTTCGCCGAAGGCGATGACAACGCGCCACTCGAGTTCGCCATTCCCTGGGAAACCGAACTGCTGGTTGATCTGCTGCGCGGTGTGCGTGACTACATCGTTGAAAAAGACGGTGCGGAGCGTGCCGATCTGCTGATGCCGCAGTGGCGTATTCGTTCCCTGGAGGAACTGGCAGCCAATGCTGCCGCAGAAAACAACTCAACCATTTCACCACTGGCGTATGCCGAGGAGTCCAATGTGTCAAAAGTCGATCCAGGTACAGCATCTGATCTCGCTGCACGCAAAGCAGATCTCGATGCCCGAGAAGAAAGAATCAAGCAGCAGGAAAAGGCGTCGCAAGAAGCGGCTGCGGCTCAACGCCGTACAGACATTGCCTCATTTGCGGATGGCCTGGTCACCGCAGGTCAACTGCTGCCACGTCAGAAAAACACGGTAGTAGAGCTGCTGGTCAGCCTGGCCAATGAGCCTATCTCTTTTGCCGATGGCTCGACCACCGTCAGCAAAACGCCGGAAGAGCTGCTGCGCTCGGTGCTGAGCGAAAAACCGAAGCTGCTCGATTTCAGTGAAAAGTCCGGCGAAGAAGGCGCCGTTCTGGACTTTGCCGACGCCAGTGCCGTGGCTGACGCCGCCAACGTCTACGTCGCCGAGCAGGCCAAGCTGGGGCGCACCGTTTCCATCACCGATGCAGTCAATCACGTTAAGAAAGGAGCGAAGCAATGAATATCCCTGTCCTGACGACGGCGCACAAAGTTGAAGCGGTTGTATTGCCTCGCCAGCTCGTCACGCACGGCACCGTTGCCGATGAAATCGTGCCTGCTGCAGACGGCAGCAAACTCATCATCGGGGTCACCACCATCATCGGCAGCACCATCGGTGAAGCCGCAGACGTGATCCGCTACGGTCTGGCTGCGGTCAAATATGGCGCTGACATCACTGCAGGACAACCGCTGACGGCAGATGCCGAAGGCCGTGCCGTTCCTGCCGCAGCAGGCGACTTCTATATCGGCTTTGCCGAATACGACGGTGCGGAAGACGACCTCGGCTCGGTGTGGATTACGCCGGGGCAACTGGCGGCGGCCGCAGCGGGCGGTTAATCCGGCTTCGCCCGAAGATTTTTCGCCGGGTAACACCGGCTCTACCCCTTTTTTGGAGAGTGACAGTATGTCAAAAGCACCGTTTCCGATTGACGCACACCTGACGGCCATCGCCATCGCGTATCGCAACACCAGCATGATCGCCGATGAGGTTTTGCCTCGCGTACCGGTTGGCAAGGCTGAATTTAAATGGTGGGAGTATGACCTCGGCCAGGGTTTCACCGTGCCGAACACCAATGTGGGCCGTACCTCTCAACCCAATCAGGTTGAGTTTAACGCGGAAGAAAAAACCTCATCGACCAACGACTATGGCCTGGATGCGCCGGTACCACAGTCCGATATCGATAATGCGCCGGCGAATTACGATCCATTGGGCCGTGCTGCAGAGCGTACCTCGGACCTGATCCTGCTCGATCGTGAAGTACGCACCAGCCGCGAGGTATTTAGTGCAGCGAACTATGCCAGCGGCAACAAAGAAACCCTGAGCGGTGACGACCAGTGGAACAACGACAAGAGCAAGCCGATCAAGAAAATCACCACCGCGCTCGACAAGATGATCATGCGCCCGAACGTCGCCGTACTGGGCCGGGTTACCGCCACTGCGTTGCGTCAGAACCCGTCGGTGGTAAAAGCCTATAACGGCACGATGGGGGAAGACGGTCTGGTGCCGCTGCAGTTCCTGCGAGATTTGCTGGAACTGGAAGACATCCTGGTCGGCAGCGCGTTCGTCAATATCTCTCGCCCAGGTCAGAAACCGGTTCTGGTGCGCGCCTGGGCAAACCACGCGTCATTTATCTACCGCAACAAGCTGGCTGATACCCAGGGCGGCGTGACCTTCGGTATGACAGCTCAATTCGGCAGCCGCGTGTCGGGTTCCATTCCCGATCCGGATATGGGGTTGACCGGCGGGCAACGTGTGCGTGTGGGTGAACGTGTTCGTGAGCTGATTGTGGCCCCGGACTGCGGTTACTTCTTCCAGAACGCTGTCGCGGGGTAATAGCTCAATGCCAGTTATCAAAGCACAAAGTTCTCACCGCCAGCTCTCTGAAGCTGAGCTGGCGGTGATGGAAGAGCTGACTACCCTGGGCAATCAGGTCGGTCAATATCTGGAGGGGTTGGCAAAAAATCCTGATGTTGATCCGCGCTGGTTATCCATCGCCCGCACGGAGCTGCAGCAGGGGTTCATGGCGGTAAAACGCGCTGTGGCCAAACCCGCTGCATTTTGAGGAAGCGAGTTATGACCTTGACCTGGTATGTCCCACTGTCCGAGCTGGCTGAGCGCCCCGGTGCTGTTGAACTGTCTCAGTCAACCGCATCGATGGGCAAGCCGGTGGCGCGTCCTGAGATTCTGGACGCGCTGCTGCGCGGCGAAGAGACCTCATCCTGGCCACCGGCTGAGGTCGATGTTGCCCTGGCGGCGGTAGAAAAAATCGGTGATGCCGTGGAGGAAACTCAGGGGCTTATCGACGGTTACCTGCGCAAGCGCGGTTACAAACTGCCGCTGGCCAACGTGCCGTCGATCCTGACCGGTTGGGCGCGCGCTATCACCCGGTACAAGCTGCATTCGCATCGCGTTTCCGATGAAAGAACCGATCCGATTGTGCGCGACTACCGCGATGCGCTGAAGCTGTTGGAGCAAGTCGCGGCCGGTAAGTTCAGCCTGGGGCTGGGTGATTCACTGCCCGCGGCCGGTGGCCCCCCCCAAATTACCGGGCCGGGCCGCACCTTCAGCATGGACTCGCTGCGGGACTACGGAAAATGAGCAGCGCACCGTTTGACATCAACCTGGTTGTCGCGCGGCTGCAGGAGCTCGACCCACAACCCTTCAGTCAAATCGGCACCATTGTCGAGTACAGCAAAGTTACCGACCTGTCGGGGTTTGCGATGCCCGGTGCCTATGTGCTGATGGGGCCAGAGCGCGGCGTTCCCGGCAACGGTGGCCGTGCCCAGGTGGCCGAAGCGGTGATCGGGATTGCGATCGCGGTACGCAACTACGGCAGGGGCGCTGAGGGGCTGACTCATGAGGTCAATCCCCTCATCGGGCAGGTGCGCGACCAGTTGATCGGCTGGCGTCCTACGTTCGCCAGTACCACGGGACTGCAGTGGGTACGCGGCGATGTTCTGGATTTTGATGGCGGAACGCTGCTCTGGATGGACACTTTCCAGGTTCAACATGTGATCGGGGGCAAACGATGCCAGAAGTAAAACTCCTGCAGCAGCATACCCACGCGGGTAAGGCTGTTGCAGCCGGTGAAACCATCACCGTGACCGAGTCCGAAGCCAAATGGCTGAAGGCGCAGAAAATAATCGAGGCTGCTCTGCCCGTCGTGAACATCGACAATCAGAACGGCCGTCGCAACAGCAAAGTGGAGGCAGATAATGGGCCAGCTTGAAACCTATTACTACGGTCAGGGCAAGGTATTCCTCGCTCGCCGTTTACCGAACGGTCGCCCAGGCGCGTATCGCTGGATTGGCGATGTCTCCGCGCTGGCGCTCGCGCTGACCGTGGAGAAGTTGTCGCACAAGGAGTCCTACTCCGGCCAGCGCACCACAGCCCGCAGTTTCCCGACCAGCAAAGATGGCACAGTGACCAGCACCTGGCATGAGCTGTCGGCGGAAAACCTCGCATTGGTGCTGTACGGCGACCGCGTGGTTATCCCTGGCGGCAGCGTCACGGCAGAGTCGTTGCCAGCAGGCATCAAAGCCGGTGAACGTTTTGCGCTGGCGCATCAGCGCATCAGTGATGCGGTGATCGGTGAACTCGTCGAGGGGACGGATTACGAGCTGGACTACACCTACGGCGCAGTGACGTTCCTGAAGGACCAGACTGCTGCACCGTCCATTAACTACAAGTATGCCGGGAGCGTGAACACCACGTTGTTCAGCTCGCACCCCGAAAACTATGCGTTGCGATTCGAGGGCATCAACCTGGCCGAGGGCGGCGCGGCAAAAATTCTGGAGTTATACAAGCTGTCGTTCGACCCGGTCTCAACGCTGGCACTGATCCAGGGCGATACCTCGCTGGCGGGGCTGGAAACCACCGCCAACGTGTTGTTCGACAATGTACAACCGAACGACCCGACCATCGGTAAATTCGGTCGTGTTATTGATGTTGCGGAGCCGGTGGAATGAGCCGCGAACAGCAACAGGCCGCAATCCCACAGGATGATGACTTATCCGTGTTGCTGTCCACCCGCGATATCACCATCGCGGGTCAACGCCTCACCGTTCGCGAGTTCACCCTGGTGGATTCGCTGACGATGAATGAGGAGTTGAAGCCGGTGGTGGCCAGCCTGGCAGATGTCATGCAAAGCGAATGGCCCTCATTCGAGGCGGTGCAGGATGTGCTGGCCACACATGCCGCCGCGTTGCCGAAGTTGATCGCCTGCTGTATCGACCAGCCGGTCGAGTGGGTCGCTACGTTGCCGGGAAGTGACGGCACGGCGCTGATGGACTGGTGGTGGACGGTGAATCGGCGTTTTTTTATGAGCGCTGCCGTCCGTCAAATGACGCTGCGCGCAGCCAGGGAGAAACCGTCACTTTCGGCCGCATCTTCGCCACGCTCATCCGGGCAGGCCATAACCCAGACCGGCTCGGATACTACACCGCCCGCCAACTGACGCTCTACTACCGGGAGGCGCTGGCCCTGCAGGCACAGGACAGCATCGCCCGTATATTGGACGCCAACGCCGGTTTCGTCGGCGGGCAGAGCGCGACATCACGTATCAATGCCCTGAAGTGATCGGGGCAATTCCTTCTTTATATAGGGTGCTGTTATGGCTGCCGGAAACTCATCTCTCAACCTCGCCCTTCGCATCACTGCTGACCTCAACGAAGCCAAGCAGGCAGTGGAGTCACTGACCGACGATATCAAAACGGCCGGTACGACCGCGCAGGCGAGCAATCAGCAGTGGCAGGCCACTACCGATGCCCAGGGCGCAGCGGCGGACGCCACCCGCAACAATGCTACGGCCCAACAATCACTCAATACAGAGCTGCAGAACTCGGTCCTCATGGCCCAACGTGCTGCCCGCAGCGCCGAGGAAGTGACCGCTGCGCAGAACGCGCAAAGCGCGCGCGGCCATGCGCTGTATCAGCAGGAGCAGAAAGCCGCTCAGGCTCAGGAAGCAGCAGCCAAGGCGGCGGAAGCGCATGGCAAAGAAGTCGAGAAGTTGAAGAAAGACCTCGACAGTTTGCTCGGCAGCATTGATCCGACGGCGAAAGCGCTGGGTAAACTCGATGCCCAGGAAGCGCAGCTGCGCAAGTCTCGTAAGGCTGGGCTAATCGACGACGGTACATTCAACGATTACCTGGGTAAATTGGGCTCGCAACGTGAGGCCATAGACCATCTTTCCAATGGCACTGAAAAACTCTCGTTAAACTCCAAGGCTGCGGGCCGGGAGTTACGTGTTCTCGCTCATCAACTGGTAAATGGGAACTGGCGCGACGCCAGTAACAATATCCTGTCACTGGGGAACCGCACCGGCATGTTGCCGCCGCTGTTCAGTGCGACCACGTTGGCGATCGGCGGCACAATTGGCGCAGTGGTCGGTGCTGGTGTGGTGGTAGCCAGCGTGCTGCGAGACCAGGACGAATTCAATCGCAGCATTCAGTTGACCGGTAACTACGCAGGGGTGACCGCAGGTCAGCTTGAGATGATGACGCAGGCCGGTGGCCAGCTCGGCAGCAACTACAGCCAGGTGCGTGACATCCTGAATGGCCTGGTCAGCAGCGGCAAATTTACCGGCGATACGCTGTCCAGCGTATCCCAAGCAGCGTCGGTAATGGCCGAACTGACAGGAAAATCAGCCGGGGATGTGGTTGCCGAATTCAGCAGCATGTCGGAAAGCGCCACTCAGTGGGCGGTTAATACCAATGCGCAGTACCACTGGCTGGACTCCGCGACCTACATGCGCATTCGTTCGCTGGAGGAGCAAGGGCGGCATGAAGAGGCGATAGATGCTGCATCGGAAGCTTACAGCAAAGCTGGTGAAGAACGCCTGAATGCACTGAACGGCAAGTTAAGCCTGGTCGCTCGCGGTTGGAAGGGGCTTAAGGATCGGATGGCCGAGGCGATACAAACAGCCAAAACCGGCGTTTTCAGCATACCGGGGTTTGATACCCCGGAAAGCAATCTGAACACACGCATCAACCGCTTGAGTGAAGTTATTGAGCGAAATGAAAAACGCAAAGATCGGCTGGATGCAGGCGATCAGCAGCGCCTTAAGGCAAACAAGGAAACGCTGTCATTCCTGCTGGCGCAAAAAGCTGCTCTTGAGGCCAATACCAAAGCAGAGGCCAAACAGCAAAAAGTGCAAGATGACGCGGTTGTCGCTGCAGAAGCGCTCAAAACCACTTGGGCAAAAAATAGAACCGAAGTGGAAAAAGAAGCGGATGCGGTCGATGAATTACGCAAACAATATCAAAAAATGTGGGCCACTAAAGGTGGTCAAGAGGCATTACGTGACCGTGGGGTTACGTCTGTTGACGGCCAAAACTTCTCGGGCGGCCAATGGGACACTGATACCAAGAAGCTGAACCCAGCTATTGCGAAAGCTGAGCAATACAACAAGCAACTGCAGCAGACGCTGAACCAGAAAAAGGCACTCACTCAGTTGGCGCGCGTTGAGGCCGACATCAGCAATGGTTCGCTGAAAGATGCCAGCAAGGCCGAGCAAGATAAGGCACGTGCCCTCGCCAAACAAATTGACGCTCAGACTGCTGCCAATAAGTCAGCCAAGTCAGACGCTGCCGAGACGAAAAAATCCTTTAACGAGAACCAGCGCTTTGTCGAACAGCTGGAGAAACAGGCTTCCAAGCGTGTCGAGGGAGCTGCCGCTACGCGCGCCCAGGAAATCGCGACCCGCAATCTGACCGCCGAACAGCGTAAGCAGGCGGAGGCGGCGAACGCGGCCATCACCGCCCAGGAATTCAAAAACCAGAATCTGCAGCTCCAGCTGCAGTACATGCGCGACACCGGCGATACGGCCGGGGCCAGCTTGCTGGAGACCCAATCCCGATTCGCAGATATGCGTCGCGAGTTTGAGGCCAGCGGCAACACGAAGGGGCTCAGCCTGCTGGACCAGCTGCTGCCGGTGGCCGAGACCAAAATCCGCGTCGATGATCTGAAGAAGCAACTGGATGATCTGTTCGCCTACCAGGCCCAGCAGGAAACCAGTATCCAGGCGCAAGTCCAGGGTGGCCTGCTGAATGAAATCCAGGGGCGCCAGCGCCTGGTCGAACTGCATCAGGAGGTCGGCGACAAGGTCAAGGGCTACCTGCCGCAACTGAAAGAGATGGCCAACGCGCCAGGCGAAGCCGGTGAGAAAGTCCGCGACATGATCCGCCAGCTCGAGCTGCAGCTGGATAAGCTCAACCAGGCAGGTAATGAGCTGACGATCGCATTTCGTGACGGACTGCAGAGCGGTATCGAGAGTTCGCTGATGGGGTTGGCCAAAGGCACCATGAGCCTGAGCGATGCGGTGAAGAATCTGGCGCTGACCATCATCAACAGCATGGCGCAAATTGCCGCGCAGCAGCTGGCGCAAATGGCCACTTCAAGCCTGGTCGGTTCGTCTGGCGGGATGGGCGGCGTGCTGGGCAGTTTGTTTGCGGCCGACGGTGGCCACATTCGCGGCCCTGGTACCACAACCAGCGACTCTATCCCCGCGATGCTGTCCGATTACGAGTTCGTCACCCGCGCGGCAGTCGTACAACAACCCGGCGCGCTGGATTTTCTGCATGACTTTAACCGCCACGGCATGGCGGCGCTGGAGGGGTATTTGCCACGCGCCCGGCATGCGACCGGCGGATTGGCCGGGTTACCCGCTCCCGTCGCAAGTGCACCGAGCTCGGTACCGGATACCTCGTTAGCGGGTCCATCAGCCGGACCGGCCATGCTGCAACCGCTGCAGCAGACGCTGGTATTCGATGCTGCCGATGCGTTCGCCAAAGGGGTGGAGTCCGTTGAGGGGGGGCGCAGCCTTATGACGGTCCTGCGCGCCAACGTTCCCACACTCAAGCAAATGCTGGGGGTGAAATGATGGCGCTCTTCCCCTGGCTGATAGAGCCCGACTGGACCGGCGGCATCACCGAGACGCTCGAGTGGAAAACCGACGTCCTTCAGTCGCCGAGCGGTGCCGAACAGCGCATTTCTCGCCGGTTGTCGCCACGCCGCCTGTTTGAGTTCGGCATCCTCGCGGGTGACGTTGATCGCCAGTGGCTGGAGAACGCGGTGTGGCAAGCTGGCGGCAGCGCCTGGGCAATGCCGGTATTCCCGGATGTGACCGAGTTGCAGGCTTCGGTCACGGCCGGGGCCTCTCAACTGCAGGTCGATACGCGCGGCCGCGATTTCTCAGTGGGTGGAACGGTGTTGCTGAAAAATGCCGAGGCTATCGCGTCGCCTGCCGCGCTGGTGACCGTCAGCGCGATCGGGGCTGATTCGCTGACCCTGTCCCAGCCACTGGCAGCGGCCTGGCGGGCGGGTACAGCGGTGTACCCCGTGCGCCCTGCAGTGCTGACTGACCCTCCGTCGTTCACCCGCATCACCGGTGGCCTGGCCAGCGCCCAGGTGCGTTTTCGCATCGCCGAACATAACCCATTCTCGGTAGCAACTGGTCTCGCGCTGTACCGTGGCCATCCGGTGCTGGAACCGGAGGCTGACTGGTCGGAAAACCTGACCGGCGCATATCAGCGCCTGATGATCGAGCTGGATAACGGCAGCGGTATCCCGGCCCGCCTCGACACCGCACGCCGCCCATTCTATCTGCAACGCCACACCTGGTCGCTGATGGGCCGTAGCGAGCAATTTGCGCTGCGCCAGCTGATGTACCACCTGCGCGGCCGCCAGCGCGCATTGTGGGTTCCGAGCCAAAATGACGATCTGACCCCGGCGGGTGCGTTGGCCGGGAACACACTGCCGGTGATCCGCTGCGGGCTCAGCGAGATGGGCGTCGTACCTGGGCGGTGTGATCTGCGCATCTTGCTGGCCGATGGCCGCACGCTGTACCGGCGTATGACCGGCGTGGCCATCAGCGGCCAGGCAGAACTGCTGGCGCTGGACGGCGAGTCGGTCACCGTCCCGCAGCGCCAAATCGCCAGCGTGTCATTTATGACGTTCGCCAGGCAAAACAATGATTCGGTTGCCTGGCAGCACACCACCGACGCTGACGGTTTCGCCAGCGTGGCCACCTCATTTATAGGAGTTCGTGATGAGCTGGAGTGAGTACGAATATTCGGTGGCCAATGGCCAGCCGCTGACCCTGTACGAGTTTATTCGCGGCGGCACGGTGCATTACCGCTACACCAACGCCGATCGCGACATTCATTTCGCCAATGTCGACTGGCAGGCAGTGGCAATCAGCGACAGCGGACTCAGCGCCGGGAACGGCGACGGCATGGATATCACCGTGCCTGCCAATAACGCCGTCGCCATGCTGTTCCGTGGTGTTCCGCCCTCCAGGCCGGTGCGCATCCGCGTTTACCGGCTACATGTGGAAGATGCTGCGGCTGAGTTTCGCACGGTCTGGGTGGGTACGGTGACCGAGGCCAAGCGTGAGGCGATCGAACGCACCAAACTGATGACCTCCAGCCTGGCCAGCACGTTTTCCCGCGTCGGCCTACGCCTGACTTACGGCCGCGCCTGCCCATACGCGCTGTATGACCACAACTGCAAAGTTGATCCGCTGGCGTTCGGTGTTGGCGGGCTGGTCGTGATTGCGATGGATGGCGTCAGTATCACGGTCAATCTGCCCGAGGGCACTGCGGCGGACTGGTTCTCCGGCGGTTATGTCGAGTGGGCTGTGGATGGCATCACTGAGCTGCGCGGTCTGCGGGCGCAAAACGGCAATCAGATGAACCTGTTCGGCGGCTCGGCCGGTTTCGCCGTTGGCCAGGTAGTGACGCTGTATCCAGGCTGCAACCGCACGATTGCCCAATGCGACAGCAAATTCGGCAATCACCTGAACTATGGGGGGATGCCGCACATGCCGGGTAAATCCCCGTATCAAATCATCAAACTGTTTTAGGAGGTCATCGTGTGGTTCGCCATCGCCAAATATGTCGCGGTCATCGTCGCGTCATACCTGGTTAACCAGGCACTGGCCCCTCGGCCGAAAAACAACACGCCGGAAGCAGCAACGGAAGAAAGTTGGCAACTGCCCCAGCCGACAGAAGGCACGCCACAGTGTGTATTTTTCGGCGACTGCTGGACCGATGACTGGTTCGTGCTCGGTTACGGCAACTACCGCTATGACGCCATCAAAAAATAGGAGCGCATCATGAAAATCACGATGGAACATATCCGCGCCGGTGGCGGCTGTGCCTGGGGTCTGCGAACCTTCTTCGCTCGCTACCAGCTGGACTTAGAGGCATTTCTCCGCGAGGGCGGCATCGACTCTGAAAAATTCCTGGCCACCGGGGATGCATTGGCAATAAACATCGTCCGCCTGGCGGAAAAAAACGAGGAGAATCAATAGATGGGTGGTGGCGGTAAAGGGTCAAAAAAAGTCACGGTTGGGTATCGCTACTCCTGGGACATCCACTCAGGGTTAGGGCGTGGCCCAGTTAACGAGATCGTCGCAATCAGCGCCGATAAAAAGACCGTGTTCGCAGGCACTGAGGGGGAGCTTTCGGGAAATACTTCCGTTTACATCGACCAGCCAAACCTGTTTGGCGGCGAGGATACCGGCGGCGAAGGCGGTATCCAGGGCACGCTCGACGTGATGATGGGCGGTCCGGACCAGGTCCCCCCTCCGTCATTGCTCAAACTTCTGACCGGTCTGGTACCGGGCTTTCGCGGCGTGGTAACGACGTTTTTCTCTGGCCTGGTCAGTTGCTACAGCGCCAGCCCGAAGCCGTGGTCGTTTCGCGTGCGGCGCACGACCGCTGGTTGGGATAACAACGCGGTCTGGTATCCCGAGAAAATGCTGATTCTGCTGGAGAACACCGTCGGCCAGCTCGATGACGAGTCGAAGCTCTCGCCGGAGCAGGTCGCGAACCTGCGCCGTATTCACGCGATGAACCCGGCGCATATTCTGGTCGAATGCGCAACAAATCGGGATTGGGGACGCGGTTTGTCGCTAGCCGATGATCTGGACCTCGACAGTTATCGTATCGCCGCCGACCGTCTCTACGACGAGCAGTTCGGCCTCTGTTTCCGTTATAACCGCCAGGACAGCCTGGATACGTTTGTACAGCAGGTGCTCGACCATATTGGCGCGGTGCAATATGGCGACCTCGAGACCGGCAAGATGGCGCTGAAGCTGTTGCGCGACGATTATGTGGTCGATGAGCTGCCGCTGTTTACGTATGACAACGGCATCATCAGCGTCCAGGACGATGACAGCAGCAGCGCCGACACAGCACCGAATGAAGTGGTCGTGACCTATCACGATCCGGTCACTAACAGCGATGGCGAGGTCAAGGCCCAAAACCTGGGGTCGATTCAGGCCGTGGGGCTTATCAGCAGCACGGTCGAATACCGCGCTATTCCGACCCATGACCTGGGGGCTCGCGTCGCGCAGCGCGATCTGGAAATGGGGACATCGGGTTTAACTCGTTTGGTGATCAACTTCGACCGGCGCGGCGGTATTCTGAAGCCCGGCGGCGTATTCCGTGTGAGCCTGCCCGACCGCAATATCGCGAACATGGTGCTGCGTGTTGGCCAGATCAGCGAGGGTGACGATGGTTCCCTGAAAATCACCGTGGTGCAGGACGTTTTCGGGCTACCGTCGACGTCCTACAGCACCGGCGAACAGCCCGGCGGCTGGACGCCACCCGACCAAACCGCGCGGCCGGTGACGGATATGCAGCTGATTGAGTTGCCCTACGCAGTACTAGCGGGGACGCTCTCCGAGTCTGAACTGGCCTATGTTAAGCCTGGTTCCGGGTTTGTCGGCATCATGGCCAGTGCGCCGACGTCGCTCTCCATCAACTATCAAATCCAAAGCCGCGCCGCCGGTGCCGGATTTGTCGATCGCAACCAGGGCGACTGGACGCCGTCCGGTACGTTGCTGGCGGCTGTCGGGCCGCTGAATCGCACATTGCGCGTGGTGATGCCGTTCCCGCCCGCCGTAGGCGACGGCGCGATCGTGGGCAACGAGATAGTCCGAATTGACCAGGTGAATGTGTCTGCTGGCACCTTATCAGTGGGGCGCGCCTGTGCTGACACGCTGCCCGCCGAACACCCAGCCGGGACGCCAATCCGGTTCTACCGCGACGCCATTGAATCCGATGGCCAGGAGTACCTGGGCGGCGAGAGCGTGGATGTGCGTCTGCTGACGCGGACTGGCACTGAGACGTTGGCTGCAAATTTGGCACCTGTTGGCAATATCACTATGGCTCAGCGCCAGTTCCGTCCATACCTGCCAGGCAACATTCGGGTTAACGGCGTTCCATATCCTGCCGAAGTGTTCCCGGCAGCGGGCTACACGCTGACGTTTGCCCATCGCGACCGTGTGCTGCAGGCAGACCGGCTGATTGACTGCACAGAGGCCAGTATCGGCCCGGAGCCGGGGACAAAGTACAGCGTGGCGCTGGTGCGTCAGGACACGTCCGAAACGGTTTGGACGCAGGTATTGGATGGCAATACGGTCAAGCTGCCGTACCACACCGATGGCGTGGATGAGGCTGTGCATATTCTGACGCTCAGTACCACACGAAACGGCACAGAATCGCTGTATCGCTACCAGGCCACGCTCCCGGCTGGGCGCTATATTCCAGTGCCGCCGCCAGTGTCGGTGACCATCCCGGCGTTGGAGGTCATTACCGGCGCTGACTGGCAAGCCGCGACGCCAGCGGATACCACCACCGGTGCGGTGCCGGAGTTTATTGCATTGGGAGAGGCGGCGGGAGCTACCGATGGCGCAGCACCGGCGTTCGTCGCGCGTGGACTGTCCATCCCGGCTGATGATATCGACTATCCGGCAGGGACCTGGCCAATTTCCCCGTACAGTTTCGGTCAGCATCAGGTGCTGATGTTGGCTGGCTATAGCCCATCGCTGACTGTACTGGTGTTGGCTGGAGACGCGAGCGCGTTTGCGATTGAGTCCGTCACGGGAACGGCTGCGCCGGTGACATGGTCAGCGGGAATTTATCGTGCCGCTGAAGAAATGACCCTGTTTACCTCATCGGGGAGCATTTTGAACGAGGGCAAAATATCGCTGACGTTGCGTGAACGAGGTAACGCACCATGAATGAAACCTATTACTATGGTCAGGGAAAAGTTTATTTAGCCCGTCGAGATATTAACGGTCGCCCAGGCGCGTATCGCTGGCTGGGTGATGTTTCTGAATTGGCAATAACGCTGGCATTCGAACAGAACGTTTCAAAAATTTCTCGCCGAGGCCGTTTATTTAATTCCCGGCGTTTTATTTCTGGTTATACCGGCTCGCTCGCTGCCACATGGCATAATTTTTCCAGTGACAACCTGTCGCTGTTATTGCGTGGGGAAGCGACAAAGACGGCAGCGAGCATCGTTGATAGAGAAGTATTGCCTGCTGGCATCAACGCGGGAGACAGGATAATCCTGGCCCATCAGAACGTGTGGGGCGTCGAGATTGCCGGGTTGACCAAAGGAAAGGATTACCTTGTTGATGCGGTCTGGGGCGCGATCCAGTTCCTGATTACACCGCCCCAACAACCTGTCGAATTGGGGTATCAACATGCAGGCACTACCTCGGTACCTATTGTGTCGGATAGCGATCATGAGTTCGCCCTGCGATTCGAGGGCATCAATTTGGCAGAACGGAATAGCATTGTTTTGGTTGAGTTATATCGGCTGTCGTATAACCCGTTGGCAGGCTGGCAGTTAATTACTAGTGGCACCTCATTAGCAGGATTGGAAACGACGGCTGAATTATTATTTGACCCATCCGCCCTCAGCGATACCTCACTGGGCCAATTTGGGCGCGTGACATTTTTCAAAGAGTTAAACGGTATTACCCATAACGGCGTGATTAATCACAACGGCCAATTTACCCACGGGAGTAATTAAAATGGCAAAGACGTTACCTGAATCCCCAACCTGGGTTGAAGGTATTTACCAGGTAGAATTAGACACCCCTGTGCTCGGTGGGGATGGCGGGCCTGACAACTGGCAGGCCCAACAGCTGGCTAGCCGTACTGCATATCTCAAACAGCGCACCGACATGATTGATGACCGCCTGCAGTCCGCGACGGGCGATTATGTCACTGTCGCCGAGGCACAGGCCGCAATCGATAATGGCAGCGAAACACGCCGTTATTTTAACGTCATGCTGTTCGACCAGAACTGGGTTGAGCGTTATGAGAATGTCAATGGGGTGGCAACACCAACCGGCGCTCGTCTGCCCAGCAGTAAGGCCGTTGACGAATTAAGTGCATCCCTTAATGAAGCTAACGCCGTTATTGCGCATCTATTGAAAATCACTTCACCAATAAGGAAATATTTATCAGATAATTGGCATTGGTCGTTAGAGGGTGCCCAGGGGCCTTCGGTAACGGCTATGGCCGTTGATAATGATTTTGGATTATGGCTCGCGGGGTTAACGTCACCGATTCAAGATTATGTCGAGCAACTCATCCCCAAAAACATAGCAAATCGCTATCAGGGGTTTCAGCATGTTATTGTTGATAAAACGGGCAGGCTTGGATTAGTCACAATTAACGATGACGGTGATATACGTATCGTTGGCATGGATGATGTTCTTCAAGACAGATTAGATTCAATTTGTTCGACGAATTTCTCGCGTCGCATCGTGGGTTTTCAACACGTGATTTTTGCGAAAGACCTGAAAACGGCATTGTTCGCTATTGACGATGATGGTGGCGTGCATATACCTGGGGTTGATGGCCCTCTTCAAGACAACCTCGGTGAGTCTCACGCATCGATTAAAACAGCTAACGGTGTGCCAGCGGCGGCGTGGCGCAAAAACGTGGTTTGGTCTGAGCGCCCAGTTCTAACTGCGCAGAAGCTAACAGCATCTGGAATTGTGTTTAGCTACATCCCAGGTGGCGAAGCCACATCCGGTTCGGGCGTGATGTATGTCCCATCTATTCGAGAAATGCCCGTTGACGCAGAGGTCATTCACGGGGGCGGTTCGTCCGGTCAATCATTAAATCTTGAGTCTGATTACGCTGGCTCAAACATCGTGAATAAAGACCCGGTATACCGAGGGCGGTTGCTGGCCGGGGTCAACGGACGACCAGAGGGTAAAAATATAACGCCCGCGAATGAAAGCGATGTTTCGACAATGAACGATATGAGTTATCCCTCATATCGTCAAGGAAACATCCTGCCAATGTATACCGTTTTGATGAAGATGGAGGTGGGGAATATTGTGTTTATCCATTCGGCATTTGCCGCCGGTGGCCGCTCGTTTATACAAATCAGTAGGGGGACAGTGCCCTATGAGAACGGCTTGAAATTTGTACAGATGGCCAAGAATGCGGCGGACGGTGTCGGAAAAAATTATGTTTTCAAATTTCTGACGTTCGAGCATGGCGAATCGGATTCTGATAATGGAGACAATCCAAATCCAGGGGATTATCTGGCCAGGGAAAATGTTTATTTTTCCGGCATTCAAAGTGACTTTAAATCCATTACCGACCAAGCCGACGACTTCTTGATTGTTATCGGTCAGGTTGGCAGCCGGATTAACACAAAGACCGGGGCTGTTGATGAAGAGGGCAACCCTACAGGCGAAAGCATCGTAGTACAACCGTATTCAGTTCCAGCCGTTGACCAACTGGCGTATGTACGTCAAAACCCTGCCACGGCGATTATGTATGGCCCTAAGTACATGCTGAACTGGCTCTATAACGACAATTCGCTGAGCCACATAAACGCCAAGGGTAAGGTTTTGCAGGGGGAGTACACAGCCCAGGCGATTCACTGGCATCTGTACAACGCAGAGAAAAAAGGCACCTGGACTGGGTTGAAAGTAAAAAGTCTGACTGTCTCAGGAAATATTGTCGATTTGCTCTGTGATGTTCCATATATGCCGATCGTTATTGATACCACGTTCATCGCTGACTGCCTGAATCGCGGCATTAGCTTGGAAAAAAACTCGGCATCAGTTCAGGGAATAACTGTCGTTGACGGCAATACCATTCGTGTTGAGCTTGATAAATCCCCGGCATCAGATGATTACATTCTGGTCGGGTTCACTAATACCGCGCTTAGTTCGAGCGGCTATGTTTATCCATTGACGTGTTTCCGTGATTCGTCGCCGATTAAATCCCGATGGATCACGCGAAATAATGCCCCCTTCCCACTGTATAACTGGCTGTGCCTCGATCGCCTGCCAATATCTGGAGACTTTTAAAATGATGTCAGCTCTGTCTACAGGAAAAGAATATCGCGGATTCCGCCGCGGTCTGGATCTTTCTGATTCAATCCTCGACCCGACGGCGCTATTTAGCGCCTACAAAGAACGTGTATTGACCGATGGGGGCACAATTCCAGATGAGGTTGGGTGTCTTACGCGCTTCAACTTCCTGCTTAACAATAGTATGTTCGACCGCGCCACATTCTGTGCAGCACCCGCGTTTGGTTTGAAAGTTGATGTTTCTGGTAATGTCCAAACCGTTTACAACCTGCTTGGTGCAGACGGCGATTTAATCTCGGGTACGCAAGGAACCCCACCGCTACCCATGACCTATGACGCCGCATCCCGCTCGGTTATCATTCAAATTACGTCCAGCGGAGGCTGGTATCTCAAAAGCCGCACGAGCCTGGTCATTCAGAAGGGGACTAGTTACCTGATCGCAGGCCGTATGAGCGACCTAAATCGAGCTGATAATAACGGTATTATAGCCGGGTACAACCTGAAAGGGTTGCCGATGGCTTACCTACGCACAATGATTACGAATGGTCAAAAAGAGACGGAAGCATGGCGTTATGGCACACGTGATAGCGCATGGCCTGCTGGAACCGGCACCTCGCTCATTGCTGCAACGAATATCTATGCTGACTACGTGCCATCTGCGGGCCTGTTCAATGTCGAGGCTGGTATCATAGAAGGGTTCGAGCAAGGGAGATTGCTCGCGACCTCTGAGCCTGCAGCGACGGGACAACTGGCCGATTTGAGAAGTTTCACTGCGCCGATGCTTGTTGGGGGAATTCAGCAGGCGAATAACATCGTCGGCGCGTGTTACGGAGCATTCCAAGACATACTCTGCTTGCATACAGCTGATGAATCCGACGCGATCCTCGCGTCACGTCTGGGAATGTAA